ATTGAAGACAATGTTTATTCAATGATACATACCACACAAAACTCAAAGATGTACGCAATTTTGACAGCGTATGATGCCGCACTTGGTGCGACTATTGAGGATGTAGAAAAAACATTAGAAGCCAGGACTTATTAAATTAGGGGAATATGGATGAAAAAGAATAAAAGTAGTGTAGTAGTAAGTAACGAGAGGCTTGAAGAAGTAGTCAGTTATTATGTATTGCATGGAGCTGAGAAGACTAGTGAGAATTTCGGGATTAAGCCATCTTCTTTAAATAGGTATATAAGGAAGGCAAAAAAGGATTTAAACGTAGCTGATATTGAGAGGAGTTCTTCATTACGTCGGATAGCTGAAGTTTACTCTGATAAAGAGATTGAGGCAATTGCTAAGGGGGGTCGTGTATCTCCAGGTCAGCCTATCATCCCAGTTGTCAATTTAAATGGTGAGAGGACGAGAATAGGTGTAATGGGTGACATACATTTTGGTAGTAAGTATTGTTTATATGATTTAGTTGATATTGCATTTAAGGAGTTTGAGTCAGAAAAGTGTGATATTGTATGTCAGGTAGGTGATTTAACTGAAGGTATGTCGAATAGAGCTGGTCATGTATACGAGCTTGATAGGATAGGTTACCATGAGCAGAAGAAGGTAGCTATTGAGTATATGAGCAGATGTCCTGCTCCTTTGTATGCTATTGATGGAAACCACGATAGATGGTTTGTAAAGGGTAATGGAGCTATAATAGTCCAAGATATATGTGATGCTATTGAGCATGCTGAGTTTTTAGGGCATGATGAGGGGACTATTGCGTTAGGTGACAGTGCTACTGTGAGGTTATGGCATGGTGAGGATGGTAATAGTTATGCTGTCAGTTACAGGATACAGAAGATAGTAGAAGCTTTAACTGGTGGTCAGAAGCCTAATGTTATGATGTTAGGGCATGTTCACAAGAGTATGTATTTGTATGATAGGCATATTCATTGTTATAGTGCAGGGTCGTTTCAGAGGCAGACTGCATGGATGCGAGGTAAGAGGTTATCATCGCATACAGGATTTTGGATAGTAGATATTTACGTTAACAAGAATGGAGTTGCTAAGACTACGGGTACATGGTATCCGTTTTATATGTAAATGGATAATATACCAGAAAAGGCAGAAACTTATCTTAAGTTAAGATATGATCCTGTAGAATGTCTAAATCTTGATGAAGCTATTAAAGAGATGAAATACATATCAAAAAAACTTGGGAACTTTGGATTAATAAACAGAACATCAACAGATGTGGATGCTATGAGACGGATACTTGCAATAATAGATGGTATAGAAATACCTCAGAAGATATTGATAGATGGTGAAGCGTAAGAAAACAATAACGAAACATGATTTAAAAAGAGGCGTAATAGGCAACAGGCAGATGATGGAGTCACTACTTGACAGAATTACAAATTTAGAGTATATTATGATGTACTATATTGAGATGAAAAAAGATCAAAAAAAGTTTGAGAAGTTTTTAGATAAGAAAAAGGTGGATATAAAAGATGTCGAATGGTAAAAAATTTAATGTATTTAATGTTATGGAAAAAGCAGCAGATGCAATAGGCGTTGATTTTTCTAAAATTGGTGAAAATATAGCTGGTATGTCTATTGAACAGATTAGCAAACTTCCTTTAAAAGAAAGGAAAAAAGTTGTTTCACAATTAGGTGAGAAGGCACCAGACTGGATGCTTAAAAATCTTTTTGGTGAGAACTGGCTTGGGGCTAAGTTAATGGCTCGATATGTAGGTGGAAGTGGAGAAGATTATCATCTTGATATGTCAGAATCAAGTTGGAAGGATTTAATAAGTATTGCAAAGGACGAAGCAGATATAGTTGGAGGATGGACTCCAAGCACCAATCGTGACTTTCCATCGGAAGAGGGATGGGAATATGTGAGCGGTGTTAGCTCAGGGTTAATGCAAGAAGAGTATTATGACATATATAACGCATTAGGACATACTACAATACGAAGAAGGCCTGTTGGTAGAGGTAAATATGAGTACCAAATAGCAGGTGAGACTTTTGATTTTGTAGAGGGGGAGAAAGGTAAGGGGGGTCAAATATATGGAGAATATAACACGAGGACCGTTTCCGACAAAGGTGCTAAAATTATAAACGATTTGTTTCCTGAGCATACTTATGCTTCAGAAGTATATTATAATAACCAAAGAGTGAACGTTTCGAGCGAACAAAGTATGGTAGATTTCGGAACTCCATTTAGAATTAAATCAAGCTATATTGGTGAATGAATATAAAAGATGGCTAAAAGGAGAATAAGATGCCGTTAACAGAAAAGTATACTAACAAAGTACATGAAGCATACCAGGCTACACAGGAAAAGGGAGGTATGACCAATAAAAATGTAAGAAAAGTTCAGAAGCTTCTAAAATATTATTATCCAGAATTGAAGGTGGATGGTTGGTATGGAGGAGAGACCATTGAGGCTATAAATGGTTTTTACGAGAAGTACTACTGGACAAAGGAAAGAAGACTCCAGGAGGCAAAGGATAAGCATGGTGAGGACTATATCATGAAGTCTGAATTGGAAGCTATGCAAGAATCACAAAAACAACAATAGTGGAGTCAACACATTTTTTTTGTTAATAAGTTTTATATTTCGCATATTTCAACATGAAAAAAAGGGATGTTGTGTCCAAACATGACATTATTCGTGAAATAAAGATGATAAACAAACGTTTAAATGACGTTTTTTCGGGATTACAGGTAGTAAGCGTCAGTTTAAGGGATTATGTTGAGTTTAAAAGAAGTGAGAAGAAGTTTACTAAGTTCTTAAAGAAGAAATATGGCGAACAATAAAGATATTCCTTATCTTACAAGTCCAGACAAGTCTTTCATTGCGTCATCTTTAAGTGATGAGCAGATTGCTGCTCAGAAAATAGCTAAAGCTTATAGGCAACATGAGAGAAAAACTTTTGATGATGTGGCATTTGATAGTATGCAAAAAGCCACTCCAGAACTCAGTATAGCGGAGGCTGATAAAACGAGGGCTGATTTATCGGGATATAAAGCAGACAAAAGCACGGCAGATGTACACAAAGCATTAATGGCGGCTGGCATGACCCCAGGATTAGGTAATATAGCTGATTTAGTAGATGCTACTTTATATGCTTTAGAAGGTGAATTTGGTGAAGCTGGCTTATCATTAGCAGCTATAGCCCCGATGGCTGGTCAGATGGTTACTGCCAAGAGAGCTTTAAAAGCTGCAAAAGAAGCTGGAGAAGAGGTAGTTACTATATACAGAACAACTGCATGGCATCCAAAAAAAGGTGTTAGTGAATATCGTGGAATGGTAGGTGAAAAATTTAGTCCTTCAGAGTTCAAAGAATATGCGAAAGAAATGAAAGATTATATAGATGTTAGTGTCTTTAAACCGAAAGTATATTCTACTGGAGAATCAATGATTAAAAAGGGGAGGTTTATTGGAGGTGACTTTTCTAGACTAAATCCAATTACTAATAAATATAATCTTCCTGAAGGCACTATATGGGGGAGTACTACTAAACAAGGTGCAATGAAGTGGTCAACACCATCATCTATTGATGTAGGAATTGTAGGGAGTGGGAGAAGAGTTGGATCTACAGCTGGAAAGGGGAGTTATCTTATGACATTTGAAATACCTAAAAAGGAATTAGGTAAGTTAAATCCAATTATACATAAGGGAACAAATGTTGGAATACCAAAAGGTATGCCCAAAAAATGGTTAAAAAAAGTATCAGAAATTACAGATGAAAGTTTAAGAATGATTAAAGATTTGGAGACAGGAAAGGTTGGGCCTTATTGGGAAATGATGGAGAATTTTTAAAGAAAGTACATAAGTGAACATTAATACAATGAATATCAATAGGAGATAGTTAAATGGCAAGGGATATAAGCGGGAGAGCATTTGATCATATGGTTTCGTCCGCTGATAAAACTTCAGAACCATTACGTGGGTTGGCGAGAAGAGAGGAACCGCTAGGTCCAGGTGGATCGAGTGATGATTTGTGGGGTGAGTTTGTGAAGGTGTTTTTGGATGAACTTACTTTTGGAATCGGGCCCGTAAGCAGGTGGATCCATGGTGAACTAACGAAAAGTATGGCAAAAGGGAAACAAGAAAGGCATGATGTGATTGACATAAATAGACCTAAGATGTAATAGCCAGTAATCGTGAATATCAACACACAAAATATAAGTAAAGCTGAAGAGGATTTAAAGCTTGCATATGAGGATTTGATAGCATTCGGGAAGTTATTTCTTCCAGAAGACTTTAGAAGAAGCGAAACCCCATTTTTTCATTATGAGGTAGCAGATGCAGTAGATAACATGAGTATCAGACAATTAGCAGTCATACTTCCCAGAGGACATGGGAAAACAGTTCTTACCAAATGCAGTATTATTCATGACTTCCTTTTTGCACAAGAGCCTTTGTTTTACGGTTGGGTAGCAGCAAGTTCAAAGATTTCTGTTCCTAACCTTGATTATGTAAAATATCATATTGAGTTCAATGATAAAGTAAGGTATTACTTTGGGGACTTAAAAGGGAGAAAGTGGACTGAAGATGATATAGAACTTACAAACGGGTGTAAGCTCATCTCTAAGTCTAATCTTTCGGGCATAAGGGGTGGGGCAAAACTTCATAAAAGATACGATCTTATTGTATTGGATGACTTTGAAGACGAGAACAATACTATTACACCTGAAAGTCGCTCAAAGATTTCAAACCTTGTCACAGCAGTTGTCTTCCCTGCTCTTGAACCAAAGACAGGAAGATTAAGAATAAATGGCACTCCAGTTCATTATGACTCTTTTATACAGAAGATCCTTGTTGGATATCAGCAATCGGTCAAAAGAAAGGAGAAATTCAGCTGGGATGTTATAACATATAAGGCTATACAGGATGACGGTACTCCTCTATGGGCTGACTGGTTTGGTGAGAAAGAGATGGAGAGAAAGAAGAAGTTCTATCAGGACTCAGGCACTCCCCAGAAGTTTTATCAGGAATATATGATGGAAGTTCAAAGTGCTGAAGATGCAATATTTACAAGAGATCATATCAAGTATTGGGATGGTAAGTTCCATGTAGATGAAGATACTGGACTTTCATTCATAGATGCAAATAACCAGGGATTTCAGCCATGTAACGTGTTTGTTGGTGTGGATCCAGCAACAGATTCAGCAAGAAGGGACTCAGACTTTTCTGTTATTATTGCTGTAGCGGTAACTCCAGATAATAATATTTATGTTATTGATTATATAAGAAAACAGTCTATACCAGTATTGGGAATACCAGGAGAACATAAACTGGGAATAGTGGATTATATGTTCCAGTATGCAAAAAGCTATCATCCAAGTCTTTTTACAGTTGAAGATACAACAATGAGTAAACCTATATTCCAGGCATTGAACTCTGAGATGAGAAGAAGAAATGACTTCTCTATCGGGTATAAAGCTGAAAAGCCAGGAAACAGGATGAGTAAAAGAGACAGGATACAGGAGATATTAGCTCAAAGATTTTCAATAGGACAAATACATATCAAGAAGACGCAGTATGATCTGCACAGGGAAATAACAACTTTTGGACCAAGAATGGCTCATGATGACACTATAGATGCTCTTGCCTATGCAGTCAAGTTTGCTAATCCTCCCATAACAGTAGGTCAGGATAAAGAGGGTAATTGGTACAAAAAGAAACCTAAAGCAAGAGATTGGGTAATAGCATAAGGAGAATAGAAATGTCAGATCCTAAATTAGAAGAACAAATAGAAACATATTTTGCAAAAGGGGATAGTATATATAACATTTATGCTGATCCAAGTATTGATGTATTTGAGAAGGAAGGTGAATATCCAAATATTCCACTTTTTACCCTGGAAGGAGAATATAATCCTGAATGGGATGAAAGAGGCCTGACAAATGTATCAAGGGATGAAAGTGGCGTTATAACTGGGACTAATATAGAAGGTAATATTGAAACAAGGAATCGAGATAGAACAGTAACAAGAGGAGTGAGTGACTGGCATGGATCTCCGAGACAATCATATTTAAGAGAGAAAATGAGTGAATTAGGGACAGTTCTCGATGAGTCGGAATTAAGTAATATAAGTAAGAGTATGATGAAATCAGGATACGGTTTTAGAGATGACCCTAGATACACCAAAAAAGGAGAAATGTGGAGTCCTTTTAAATTGGCACAAATTTATAGGGGTGAAACAAAGGATATGGATTGGAGAGAAAGAAGAGAGTTTGATACTATATTCGGGGATGTTGTTGGTGGTTTGACAACAGAAAAGCCAACAACAAATGACAAGGTTTTTGAAGCTATAAATGAGTAATGGCAGATATAATCACAACTAAAGATTTATCCGTAAAGGATGTAAGTAAATTAAAAACAGGAGATACTAAAAGAAAGTATAATGTCTCCAAAAAGAGAAAGAAGTAATGGCTAAGAAGAAAAAAGCAGATCAGATAAGAGAGTTATACAATCTTTCTAATAACTGGACACGTAGTCAGTGGCAGTATGTTAACCAGAAAGGATATGAGTTTGCTCATGATGAACAGTTGTCTCATAGTGAGAAGACCTCTCTTCAAGATCAGGGCATGCCTACATTTACAATCAATAGAATACTTCCTGTAGTGGAGATGCTGAATTTCTATGCTACTGCCAACAGTCCCAGGTGGCAGGCTATCGGTATTGAGGGGAGTGATTCTGATGTAGCAGCAGTATTTTCAGATCTTTCTGACTATATCTGGCATCTTTCAGACGGTACTGCACTTTATTCAAATGCAATCAATGATGCAATATGTAAGTCTATAGGATATATCTTAGTTACTGTTGATACAGACAGAGACAATGGAATGGGTGAGGTTATCATTCAACAGCCAGAGCCTTTTGATATTTATGTAGATCCAAAGTCCAGGGATATGATGTTCAGGGATGCATCCTTTGTACTGATAAGAAAAGTTCTTCCGAAAAGCCATGTTATCAAGCTTTTCCCTCAATACAAGAGAAAGATAGGTAAGGCTTCATCATTGGATGGAGATCATTCTTATTCAGAGAGAGCTATTGCAGACAGTGAGCAGAAACTATTCTTGAGAGATGATTCTACTGTAGAAGATGTGGGAATAGACTCTACTGGTGAGCAGGAGCCTACATTGGAACTGTTCGAACTTTATGAAAAGATCAAGATCTCATATGCCAATGTTTTTTACAGGATTCCTCCTGATGAGAAGCAGTTACAAGCTATTCAGCAGCAAGTTCAGGTAAAAATGAAGGAGATGGCTGCTGAGATGGAAGTTGAACTTTTGGAACAGCAGAAACAGATGCAGCAAGCTGTTCAGGAAGGTAAAATGATTCCTGAGAGATATGAACTTGAGATGCAGAAAGCTCAAGAGATGATGGGTCAACAGTTGCAATCTGCTGAACAGGAGTATATGAGCCAACTACAGGCAGAAGCATCAAGGATTGAAAATAAGATTATTTCAGAAAAGGAATACAATATATTGCTGAAGGACGAAACTTTTCAGAAGTCTGTTGTTGATAGTGTGCAGTTTTATGGAACCAGGATCAGACAGACAATATGTGCAGGAGACAAATTACTGCATGAGATTGTATACCCAGAGAATATAGTCGATTATCCTTTAATTCCATTTCACTATAAGTGGACTGGAACTCCGTATCCAGTATCTGCAGTCTCTCCTCTTATAGGAAAACAGAAAGAGATCAACAAGTCTCATCAGATAATGGTTCATAATGCATCTCTTGGTTCGTCATTGAGATGGTTATACGAGGAAGGATCTATTGATCCAGAATTGTGGGAACAGTATTCTTCTTCACCAGGAGCACTCTTGCCAATAAGAGCAGGATCTGAAAGACCAACTCCGATTATGCCAGCTCCGTTGTCAAATGCATTCTTCGGTATTGTCCAAGAGGGAAAGGCAGACATGGAATATTTAGCTGGGATATATTCGTCAATGCAAGGAGACACACAGCAACAGCATGAAACATTCAGGGGTATGCTAGCATTGGATGAATATGGTACAAGAAGAATAAAACAATGGATGAAACATTCAATAGAGCCAGCTTTAAGACAGTTGGGAAAGGTTGTAATGCAGATATCACAATCTGTATACTCAGCCAATAAAAGATTTAGGATCATACAACCATCAGCTATTCAGGAACAGCGTCAGCAGGAGATAAATATTCCCATCTATAATGATATGGGAGAAGCAATTGGGAAATCAATGGACTATTCGGCTGCTAAGTTTGATGTAAGGATAGTTGCTGGTTCTACACTTCCAGTAAACAGATGGGCATATCTTGCTGAACTGAAGGAACTTCTGCAGTTTGGAGTTATAGATGATATTGCTGTACTTGCTGAAACTGATGTAAGGAACAAGGAGCAGATAGCAAAGAGAAAGAGCTTATATGCTCAATTACAGGGACAGTTAGGACAGTTGCAGGAAGCTCTTAAAGATAAAGAAGGTACTATTGAAACTCTTGAAAGACAATTAGTACAAGCTGGTATAAAGGGTAAGGTAATGCAAGCCGAAATGGAGATCACCAAGAAGAAGGAAGAAGTTAAAGGTGACATGAAAGATTCTTACCGTTCAACAGAAGCAAAACAGAAACTTTTGCAAAATGTATTGGTTAATCAGGTGGATTCTGCAAAGAAAGATATATCGAGAGAAACACAATTTGTAAAAAAAGGTTTGCAAAATGAGAATAAAAATAAGTAATATCAGATCAAGCTTAGGAGGCAATAATGGAAGAAACAATAGGTAACCTAGAAGCTACACCGACTGAAGAAGAAGTTGAAAGTGAAGTTTTTAGCTCCTCTGACGGTTTCTTTGAAGCCTTAGAAGAGAATGTAAATGGTATAATAGCCGATGATAACACTGAGGCAACCCAGCAGCAAGTTGGCACCGAGCAGGTAACCCAGCAAGAAACTGTTGGCTCCGATAATGTGGGATGGGATAATGACGGTAATCCCTATAAAAAACGCTACCAAGACAGTAGCAGAGAAGCCGTTAAGCTGCGAGACAAGTATAAAGAGGTTGAACCTTTTGTGCCTGTTCTTGAAGCAATGAAAAACGATAGCGGACTAGTCGAACATGTTCGTGAGTATCTGGTAAATGGAGGTAATACTCCCAAGAGTGTACAGGACCAGTTGGGATTAGATGAGGATTTTATGTTTGATGCTAATGAAGCAATGACAGATCCAGATTCTGATTCAGCAAAAGTTCTGAATGCTCAGGTAGATAAAGTCGTTCAGCGTAGAGTAGGGCAGATATATAAGTCTGAAAAAGCTAATGCTGCAAAAATGCAACATGAAGCATCACGACAAGCGATGGAAAGTGAGTTCAAGGAAAAAAGAAGTATGACTGATGAGCAGTTTCAAGTTTTCAGAGAGAAAGCTCAGAATCATGTTCTTACACTTGAAGACATTGACTATCTCTTAAATCGAGATCAAGCTAATGCAAATGTTGTCCAATCTACAAAGAATGATATGCTTACCCAGATGAAGAACGTAAGAAACATACCGACATCCGCTAGTGGAGCTAACAGCCAGACCGAAGAGAAGAATCCAGATGACACTTTGTTTGATGGGATCTTAGGTCTGGATGGTGATTTAGACAACCTGTTCGGATAGATTTAAAATATAAAGCCATTTTGGCTTAAAGTTTATTCGAACTTAAAATAATAAGGAGTTCGATATGTCTGATTTTTTATCGGTCATAACACCGAACGCGAATCTGACTGTAGCTGACTTTGATGCGGCAACGATCGGCCCAGGTAGTAGTACAGGTTTGGCTACTGGAGATATACGTAGAAGGTATAACTTCGGCAGTCGAGTATCTGAGCTGGCGATCCCTCAAGATCCGTTCTTTAGATTCATAAGTAAGGTAGCCAAAAAGGCGACAGACGATCCTCAGTTTAAATATTCTGAGAAACGTCCTTCGTTTCACAAGCGATATGCATATCCCTCGGCTTTTTCACAAGATGGTGGAACTTGGGTGGAAAACCAATCAAGTAATCAAACTACACAGTATGATGACTATGAAACAGCTGGAAGTACGGTATATGTAAAGATGGTATCTGACTATCTTAATCAGGGAAATATACAAAGCAAATTTGGTAATACTAATGAAGATGTTTTGTTAGGACATGATGGCACACAGCCTCAGTTCTTCATGCCTGGTCAAGTAGTTAAGATTCCATTTGCAGTTTCGGCTGCAGGAGAGATGGGTTCGTATGCTTTAGTAAGAATATCTGAAGTAGTATCATTGCAGGATGAATCTACTGCTACACCAACTGGACATGCACAAGGTGAAGCAGCTGTACTTAAAGCAATTGTAGTAAAGACAAAAGATGCTGGTGATGATTATTTTGCTGGTCCTCTTGGCGTTAATGCTCCAGTTGGCGATGTTACTGCAACTACAGAAATATCTGGAGCTGGTGGAGCCGCAGGAAGCGGACTTGAAGCTTCTAGATGTTATGTAGTTGGGACAGCACATCAGGAAGGATCTGGTTTTCCAGAGACTTGGGCTGATCAACCATATTCTTCTCAATATGGGGTAACCCAGATTTGGAAGACAACTATGGCAATGACAAATACGGCAAGAGCTACAGTATTGAAGTTTGAACCGAATGAGTGGGCCAGAGTTTGGAAAGAAAAGCTGATTGAGCATAAATGGGATATTGAAACATCAATGTTATTTGGATCTCAGTATGAAGATTCAACTAATGCTATCAATTATACCCAGGGTGCTGTAGACTATATTAGTCAATATGGAAACATATTTAGTCTTACGTTAGCAACCAAAACTCAAGATGATTTTCTTGATGATCTTTCCAATTATGTGGATCCAAGATACAAT